AAGTGCGGATAACCTGACTTCGGTGGGGGATTTATCCACAGGGTTGTTCACAAGTTATCCACAGGCTGTGGGCGGTCGAAGACGACGGTATGCGTCGACCATTGACCTTGAGCGTTCTGCTTCTTTAAGCGCTTGATGTAGCCATACAGAGCGAGCTCTGAGAGGCCTGAGCGGACGCTGTGAATCCCTTCGGCCGACTGGGTCGCGAGATGCGCTGTGGTAGTGCGCCAATGGTCAGGCTTGCTGAGGAGGTAGATCAGGAGGCCTCGAGCCTTCCATGAGAGCCTGGCGTCCTCGATGATCTCGTTGTGAACGACCGTGAAGTTCTGGTGCGGTCTGGCCGCGCGGACGATCATTCTTCCCACACGATCGTTGGCATCGGCTTGTGGTCGTAGTGAATTCTGTATGTGTCTCCGTTATCCAACAGGTACTCGACACCGCAGACGAAGTATTGACCATCGTCGTCGTCCCATTCCGACACTTCGCGCCAGCCCAAGACGTACGTTCGCACAATTTCGTGCGAGTAGTAGTGCGAATGGAATGCAACGGGCTTCGGCTGGCTGAATCCGTGCCACGTTCCGTCTTGGTATTTCTTCATCACAGTTCTCCCTCGCTCATGCGGCGCAGACGCTCCCGAGTCACAGCGAGCGACGCTTTCATCTGTTCGATCAGATCGTTCTGGATCTCGATCTTCCGCTCAAGGTTTTTGATCCGGTCGTGAGCGCGTTCCATCGCTACGGCCGCCTCGTGCATGATTCGGCTTAGGTGCGCTTCATGGTCATTCATGTTCCCTCTTTCGTGTATTGAGTATCTGCTTGATCTGTTCGAGGTCGCCTGGCCTCCAGACGTAAACCTCGGCTCCGGCTGCTTTCAGTTCGCCGATCCAGCGGATTTGCCGGTCGGACAGTTTCCCGATGGCTGACTTCAGTTCCGCGAAGATGACGCCGGCCCGATGGTGGGCGAGCACGAGGTCGGGGAATCCGGTGTCGCCCTGGGTGGCTGTTCGCCATTGGCCTCGACCGTTCTGGGCTGGTAGTGGGTGGAATACCAGCCAGCCATGATGCTTTGCGAGAGCGATCACGGTCGACTGGAACGCTGCTTCAGAGATGCGGAGCGGTTTCATAGCAGGATCGTTTCGATGTCGTAGAGCTTCTGCCAGTCGTAGAACGTGATCTCGAATTGGTCGTTGTGCCGGCCATGTCGCTCGATGCGGCCGAGGGTGGTCCAGCCGACAAGTGTGACGATCTTCTGTTTTAGCCAACACAACACGAATTTCTGGGTCATCGGATACTTCTCGAATTCGTAGGGCTTTATTCCGAGGTCGAGCTGGTTTGGTTTGTTTCTGGTTCGGACTTCCAGGTTTCCGACGTCGTTGTGGCTGAAGACGACTTCGAGGCTCTTGCTGCGGCCGTGCCAGGGAAGGTTCGTGTAGCGGCTGACTGCTGCTTCGCCAGCCACGCCGACGATGTTTCGGGCCTGTAGGTCGGCGAGATCCCAGCCGGGCTTAAATCCGTTTCGGGCTGCTCGATCGTAAGCGATGCGGTCGATCTGGTCCCATTCGGTTTCGGTGAATTCGACGTCGACCATTAGAACGGGTCTTCTTCGGTTGCTGGAGCCTGATTCCGGAGGCGGTCGATCAGTTCGGACGCTTCACGCTTTGTGGCCGGCGCTGCGCTCGAGCCGAGGGCGCGAAGCATACGAAGCTGCTTATCGGAGGGCGGTTCGGCTGCCGATCTGGGCGACATGGTTACCGGGCCTTCCGATCGGGCGACTTTCTGCATTTCTTCCCTGGACGGGCGTTCGGGGCTGGCCTGGTATTTCCAGTTCGACAGCGCCCGGCCGATCGCCGAGGTTTCAGCGTTCTCCAGGGCTGAGGTCCGGTTGACGTTGCTGGAGCCTCGGATTTCTTCGGCGAAACCTACTGCTGTCGGGGTGACGTCGGCCATGTCGCGCCACACGACCGCACGGAAAACGATTCGTGTTCCGTCGTCGACGATGATTTCGGTGGAGATCCGGCCGTTCGGGTTATCAGCCCAGAAGAGCGCCAGCCGGTCAGCGACAGGCGCGTAGTTCTCTAAGTTCATTGTCCCTCTTTCTTGTGATTTTCAGCGGTTGCTGAAGTCTTTGTATCTGAATACTACACATGACGTACAACGGGGAAGCGTCATGCTTGGGTGACGCGGCCGGTCTGTTGCTCGTCGAGCACAATTCCAGCAGGCGTCAGCGACAGCGCTCAAAGGTTTCGGGGTCGCCATTTCAGCTTCCTTCGTTCTTTGGCGGTCAGGCCGCCACGAATCCCGAACCAGGGTTGCGGCTCGAGCATCGCGTCGTGGAGACAGTCGAACCGGACTGGGCAAACGCGGCAGATCTGCTTGGCTTCCTCGTTCTTTGTTTTCGCGTCCGCGCCACGCTCCGAAAAGAAGAGATCCGTGTCGAGGTCAATGCAGGCGGCGTCCAGTCTCCAGCGGCGGTTCGGGGCCGCATACCAGATCGCGTCAGTCATCGAGCCTCATTCGCAGGTTCATAATCAGCGAATAGGTCATCGGCGACAGGATCTCGGCGGTCACTTCGATCTGGTGGTGCTCCATGATCGCAAGAAGCTCCATAAAAGCGTTCGACACCAGTTCGGTTTGCTTCAGCAGCGTCTCGTGCTTGGTCTTCCATGCTTCGACCTCGAGCCTGGACTGGATCGCGCGTTCGCGCTCATGGTCAATAATGCGGCGAAGCGTTTGTTCGACGTTTGATTCAGTCACATTCCACGCTCCACGGCTGCCAGCCACATTTACCTGATTCCTGTCTACCAGAGTAAAGAATCCATGCGAAATTCAGATTCTTCCAGGGGTCGGACATGGCCTCGGCGAAAGGTATGCCGTAGATCTGCTCAACGTAGGCCGTGTGGATCTCGTTGATTTGGACGTATCCCCAGTCATGGCCGTTCCATTGTTCGTGGCCTGGGCCGCGTGACGACGGGCCGACGATCATTCGGCCTCGCGACTCTTTGTGGACGACGTCGGCGAGCGTATCGAGTAGCTCGACGTCGGCCGGCCAGCCGGCGTCCATCGCGAGTGCCAGGATCGGAGCGTATGGGTTGCCTGCGAACGCATCGAGCGCATCGAACTTCTCAATGTCGGCTTGCAGAACCGAATGAGCGTCGAGGTAGACGATGGTTGTGCTGGTGGTGGTCGTGGCTGGAATGACCAGCGGCGCGAGCGTGTCGGGCGGCTGACGTTCCAGGTCGGCCAGGCCGAATGACCAGAATCCTGCCCAGATCAGACCGGACAGGACTGCGAATCGTAGAAACATGGATCGGACCCTCTTTCCCTCTTGGACCCTCTTAGGTCGTGGGACGGGGTTTACCAAGTCAGTTCTCCTTAGTCAACGATCCTTCTGCTCGAGCAGTTGGATCAGCCGGGCGAGTTGGTCTTGTTCCTCGTACCCTCGGGGATTTACCCGCTTTAGGAAGTTCGCGATGAGCTGCCGAAGGGCTGATGAGAGAACCATAATCTATCTCCAGGGTGCAGATCGAGTCGACCATCGCGGTCGGAATGTGGAGCGCTGAATCTAACTCGTCAACGATGATCGACTGAACGATCGTGACGTGACCAGGCTTACGATTTTCCAGGTGGAAACCGACCGAATGGACGATGCAGGGTTCGTCGTCAAGCTCGTCAAGCGAGGCCCAGCCCTGGGCGTCGGCGTGCGCGTCGCGCCAGGTCACAAGGACGAGCGGAAAGTCTTGCCACGCCACGCTGCTCTCCCTTCGTGAATAGCGATCTGTTCATACGAGAAGAATCCGTCGCCTTCTTCGTAGTTCACTACTGCGAGGCCTTGTTGCCAGTTTTCGGCTCCGGCGTGTCGGATCGGCCGGCCGTCGAGGTCGACGCCTTGTTTGGTTGACGGTACGACTCCGTCGACGCGGCAGAGGCAGCCGGGGCTGGCGGCCATGATCGTTTTCGCTCCGTCCCAGTCGGCTCGGGTTCGAGCGGCGTATTCGATCCGGTGAATGTGGCCGTAGACCACGCTGGTTTTCTCAGATCCAAGGTACTTGTACGCGGTAGATCCACCGGAAGCGACTTTGTCGCCGTGTATGACGCGGAGGCGTTGGTTAATCCAGACGCTCGAGGCCGGATAGCCGGGCAGGTATTCGATGCCGTATTCGCCGAATCGACAGAGCTCCGGAACCGAGAGCACCGGCCAGGAATCGGGCAGATTTCCACGCTTTAGTCCGAACGCGGCCGCCGCGTTCTGGAGAATCATTTTCGGTAGGCGCTCTTCGTGGTTTCCGGCGATCCAGGTGATCCGGGCGTCGGGGCCGGCCGCAGCGCGGACCTGCGCGGCGAACAGCGCTCCCCGGTCGATCGTGGCCTGGGTCGTGTCCCGATAGGCAGCGTGAACGACGTACTTCCCCAGTTCGCAGAAATCGAGGTTGTCGCCCACGAGAATCACTTGGTCCGGTTGAGCCTCTTTGAGGATCGCCAGAGCGACGTCGATCGCCTGCTCGTCGTGAATGGGTTCTAATTCGCCGTTAGAGGCCCGGTAGTAGCCGATCTGGGCGTCGGGCAGGATTACCGCCGTTCGGCCTTCAGAAACGGTTTTACGGGCCTTAGCGGCTGGGAGCCTGTAGGTCGGGCCGGGCTGGATTACCGGCCAGGCTGGTCCCTCGGCCCAGGCCGGCGAGAACTGGATCGCGGTCAGGTCGTGAATGTCCGCCTCGCCGGTTTCCGGGTTCTTGGTGAGCGACTGATAGAGGCTGATTCGCTGTACGCGGCCGATCTCGTCGATCGAGATTCCCTGCCGGTCGAGAAGTTCGGCCAGTTTGCCGAGCTGTTCTTTCCGGTAGGTCGGCTGGCGCTCGAGATCGTCGAGCAGGCCCATTAGGCGGCCTTACCGCAGAGACATTCGTGGCGACGATGCCGGGTCACGCTGGTCGGCCCGATCTCGTGGCCCATCTTGGTGAGAGCTCGAGCGATCGCAGCTGACGAGAAGTTGCCGGACAGCGCAGCAAGCAGCTCGGCCTTTTCGGCCTTTTCGAGGCTGTCCAGAATGGTTCCTACGCGACATTCCGTGCCGGGTTTCTGAGACTCTTGTTTGACGAGATCTAAGAACATGATTTCCCTCCTGTCGAGCAGGGTACGGAATTAGTCGTTCTTTGTCTTGGATCCGATTATCGGCTGGACAGGCTGGCCGGTCCGGGCCGCTATCCCGTTCCCGATCGCATACCCGATCACCGCTGATAGCAGGCCGATTCCGGCGTCCTGGCTGATCGAGTCGGTCACCATGAGAACCGTGATGCAGATTAGGCCGACAAGGGCGATCAAGGCTTTACTCGGGTTGGCGATGTTCATTGCAGGATTCCTAAAGCAGTCTTAATGGCCGCTTCCATCTTGGCAGAATCTTTGCCCATCGTGGGACTTATCTCAACGTGGATCCACCGACCGTTGGGAGCGCCGGAGATCGTCTTTCGGGCGTAAACCTTCCAACCGGCGCGATCGCAGCGCCAGGTTCGGCCCCAGGGAGCCGGGAAATAATCGGCGATCATTTCGACGCCGAGGAGCTCCGCGTTCTGCTCGAGCCAGCCGATCAGTTGTTCTCCAGCTTCACGGGTTTTCCAACCGAAGTCGATTGCACGGCCAGTCGCGTGCACGCTCATCGAGCCTGGGTGGCCTCGTTTGTCGCGAACGGTAAATGATCCCAGATCCGAGATTTTGCCCTGGTTGAGGAATAGGACTACGTCGCGGAGTTGCCGAAGACCGGGCGTGATGCCTGTGCCGACGTTGTCGAAACCTGTGTAACGCCTACTCAACGGGCACCCATTCTTGGTTGGTTTCGTCCCAGGTGTATCGGCCATTGTCGGTTGGGTATGGAATGGGAGGTTGCCAATAGCCGTTGGGTGTCATTGTCCAAGACGGAAACGGTTGCGGTGCGATGAAAAGGTCGAGATTGTCGTCGTAGCGGTCGCCGATTCCGGCGTAATGGCCGCGGATGCGATGATTGAAACTTGTCCGGACGCAGCGTTGCCCGCGGAACTGGCCATACCAGGTTTCGGGGTCGACGCCTTCGATCAGTTCGGTTTCGTCGATGCCAGGAATGACCGCTGTGACGACATTTTCGTCATTCAGGAACGAATAATTCGCCATTATGCCCAACTCACGTTTCCGGTTCCGCTCGTGATTGTCGTAATTTTGACGTTTGGAACTGTCGTGGTATCCGTGGTTCCGGTTAGGCCAGCGCCGATTGTGATGTTGTAATCGGCCGGATAACGAAGGACAACTATCCCTGTTCCTCCGGCGCCCGATGCCGATCCGGAATTGAAACCGCCACCGCCACCACCGCCTCCACCTGTGTTGATAGTTCCAGCGACGCCGTTTGTTCCGCTGATACCTCCGTTGCCGCCGCCAGAAGTTCCAGTTCCAACAGTTCCGGTTGAATAAGCTCCACCACCACCGCCGCCGCCTCGAGCGACCGAACTGCCGGTGATAGATGATGAGATTCCGGTGCCGCCCGCAGCACCGTTACCGCCCACAGTTCCGGTGCCTCCGACGCTGGCAGCTCCACCGCCGCCGCCACCGACCACGCTTCCGACCGTAATTCCGCCACCGTATCCCTGATTCGTCGTGCCAGCTCCGGCACCGCCACTGAATCCTGCTCCACCACCCGAACCGCCGGTGGAAGCGGCCGAGTATGTTGCGCCATTGAAACCACCACCGCCGCCGCCACCTGTGCTGGTGAACGTTGCGAAGGTGGAATCGGTGCCGTTTCCTCCAGCGCCTCCATTATTGGCGCGACCTGCTCCGCTACCTCCTACAGTCACGGTGTAGTTGGTTCCAAGTGAAGCAGCAAAAACGCTTTCAGCAGATGCTCCACCACCAGAGTTTTCGCCAGGCATTGAGGAACGGTAACCTCCGGCGCCGCCACCGCCACCCGATACGACGTTGCCTGTACCTCCTGCGCCGCCGCCGCCGCCACCTGCGATGATGAGGTAGGTGATTTCAAGCGCCGGTTTTGCGGGAGCTGATACTGCTCGAGATGCGATAATCATGCTGTAGTGTTCCCGAACAGCACCCATTCGTCGGTGCCGACTTTGAGCAACCCGGCGACGGCGTATTGCCCGGCGATCTTGAGTTTCGTGCCTTGGCTGCGAATGGTGACACCAGCGCCGCCCACGGTGACCTGCCCGGCGCCGCCCTGGTAAAGCAGGATCTGGGTGCCGGTTGGGAAGGCGACGGTGGCGTTGGTCGGAATGGTCAGGGTGATTGCGGAGGCGTTGGTGAGGCTGACGACTTTGGCGACATCGGAAAGGACGAGCGTGTAAGTGGTGCCGGTCTGGGCATTGAACTGGCCGAAAGCGATGTCGTTGACGCCTTCGGTGATCGAGTTGACGTTCGCGGCAGTAAGTACCTGACCATCGGTGTAGGCCTCTGAAAGCGGATAAGTAGCCATAATTCAATTCTCCTAAAGGGTAGATGTGCCGAGTATGCCGAAAGACGATGATCCGAGAATAAACGCTACCGACAGGGGATAGGCGGTCGTGAACTGAGTTACCCAGCGGTCCGGGGTGATGTCGTGACTAATGCCTTGAATCGTCAGTCTGGCGGTCAGACTGGTTGAGTTTGCCATTCGACGTTTTACGGTGATCGGGTCGCCGATTTTGAGGTCAACGGCCGGAATGACGCGGTTCGATACAGCGGTCGCATCAAGGGTGAGCGAGTCGACGCGAATTCTCGGGTCTTTGCGGTAGGCCAGTACGGCGGTTGCTTTGTTGAGTGCGACCGTGTCGGTCTGCATAAGGAGATCGTTTTGGTCGTATGTTCGGGTGAAGTATTCGTCGACAGACGAGCTTGACGTTGCTGTTTGGACTGTGCCGCCTGCCCGTTGAAAGCGGACGACATTTGCCAGGTCGGTTTCGTCGAGGTTGAGGTCGATTCCCTGGTATTTGATTCCAGTTCCGTCGTCTGCGAACGCCGTTGCTGTTCCGGCCGCTGCGACCGAAGCTTCGGCTCGGCCGATGAACGTGGCATCTCCGGAGGCGTTCATAAAAAAATCCCCGAGGTCGCTGGCCGCGACCGTCTGAATTGCTTCGAGCGCAGATCGTTCAGTTCCTGGGTCTGCCTGAAGTGTCGTATCGCCGACGCTGAGAGCTCGAAGGGTGGCCGGCCAGGAGATTTGCGTGAGAATGTCTGCGATCCGTGCGCCTGGAAGCTCTCCGGCTGTTGCGCCGGCCACCGTCGTTACATTGGCGAGGCTTAGCAGACGAAAACCGTCTTCGGCCGTAATCGTGACGATGGCATAGTTTGCGCTTGGGTCGGGCCATTCCCAGTCCCAGGCCGAAATGTATCCGGCGAATAGCGGATAAGTCGTGCCGGAATACGAGCCGGTGATAATTAGTTGTCGAAGAGGTTTGATTTGGTTGTAATAAGGGCTTGACGTATTGGCTGGGTTCCAGTTCCCTGTTGTATCGAGGAATCGGACGACGGCCGTTCCCGTGTTGTATTGGTTGAAGACGCGATCTCGGCCTCGACGAATTGAAATTTGTTGAGTGTTGGAAGTGATGTCGACAAATTGTGCGCTTGTCGTGCCAAGAATGTTCGTCCCCAGGATTCCGTTGAGTGGCGAACCAAGCTCGAGGACAGCTCCAAACGCTGCGCCTGGTCCGAGGCGCAACTGAACTTTGGGTGTTACTGCGGTGGGCATTAGTAGTTGCTGTAGACGAGTTGTTTACCGGAGCGCTGTGCGTCGATCAGGCCTTTTCGGACAGTTTCGATCAGATCCCCTTCGGATACGACCGATCCGGCGACATTGACGTTTACTGAATAGCCACCGATGATTCGGCCACCGGGGTTGGTTAGAGACGGTCCCTTAGATGATGGAAGAGGCCCGAAACCTGGCTGCACGCCTGGTCGTCCGCTCGTTTCCGATGGTGTTTGGCCGCCTGCTGGTACAGGCATACCGGAAACAGTCCCGACGAATTCGATCGGGATTCGTCGAGGGACTTCTGTTAACGCCTGTTTGAGAATTGCCAGAGCTGTGTCGAAATCACCTTTTTCGAGGGCGGCGACGACTTTGAGTTGATCCTGCGACGTCAGTTTTACCTGGGTTGAGACATTCGCGATTTCACGGACCACTTCGCGGTATTCATTTTTCGCTACTTGGATAGCCTCAGGTGTTCCGGTCTTAAAGGCCTTGTCGAGGGCAGTCTTGTAATCGGCCAACTTTGTTTGCAGACCTTCCCAGGCTTCTTCCTTCTCAAATGTGCCGAGGAGCGCGTCAAAAGTGTCAATTAGACCGTTCGTATCTTCGTCAAGAATCGTCATTCCGTCCGAAAGGTTCTTCAGGCCTTCGTATCGAAGCCGATTAGCGGCTATTTGACTAAGCTCCCATTTGCTCTTGAGCTTGTCCGTCGTGTCGGCCAAATCCTCGGTTTTATCATCGGACTTAAATAGCCAGCCGCCGAGCGCGTCGAGGGCCGTGTTAACGCCTGGGATTACGCCGCCCATAGTTTGGAGAGCTCCATAACCACGCTCCCACGCCGAGGCCGACGAGTCCGATACGCGCTCCACGCCGGACATGACGCTGTCGAGAGGGTTCAGCGAATCTGCGACAATTCTTGCGGCGTCGCTAATTAGGCCGAATCCGGTCTTGATCGGGCCGGCGACCTTGCCGATGAAATCGTTTGCGAATTCGACGAAGTCGGCCAATTTGGGTAGCAGGAAGTTTCCGACCGTGTTAGCCAGATCGCCGAATCGGTCTTTTAAGGTGTCGATCGCATCGCGCAGTTTTCGTGCTGCGTCAAGGTCTTCTTGGTCGATGATCTTTGCGTCGGAGACTGACGCGAGAGCTCGAGCGAGGCCTGGGCCGCCCATCGTGATCAGCTCGGTCAGATCTTTCCAGCCTTTACCGAGTAATTCTGTGCCGACTCGGGCTTTTTCGGCTGGGTCTTGGATCTTGTCGAGGGCGGCGACGATGTTAATGAAAGTTCCGGTCGGGTCGTATGTCCCGTCCTCGAACTTCGCCATTTCGATCCCGAATTTGTTGAATTTGTCTTCGCCTTTGGACGCGGCGATGTTCATTTTCAGGAACGCTTTTTCAATCACGGTCGACCCGATGTCGACGTCCCCTGCTACCTCAAGGATTCGTGATGCTTCGTCAAGGCTGGCTCCGGTCGCGTCCGAAAACTTTCCGACCTCCAGAGCGAGGTTCTGAAAGTCGATCGTCGCGTCGAGTGCGAACTTTCCGATCGCTACCGCTGCGGCGGCCGCGAATTCGGTCGCGTTGGCTTTAACTGTCTCGAAAGCCTTCGATCCGATTACCTTGAGCTTGTCGGCCGAGGTTTCGGCCTCGGAGAACGCTCGCTTAAAGTCGGTGATGCCCTTTACCGCGCCGGTCGAATCGACGTCGATTAGGACTTTGACTTTGTCGGAGAATGATGCCATGACCTATTTCCACGAATTCCGAAGCAGTTCCGAATTGGCTTTTTCTGTCCATTTGGGGACGTCAGGGTTTATTTTCGCCCATGCGCGAGTCCAAGTGTTCTTTCCGGCTGTTCGGCCGTAAACGCGGCCTCTGGTCGCTCGTTTCTTGGAGATACCTGAGTCGCGGCCACGCTCGAGCACCTTCCACACGCCGTTTGGTTTCGGAACGAATTCGGCTGTTCCGTCTGATTTGAGTTCAAAGCCGGCGCGGACGCGGACCGCTTTTCGTGGTGCTCGACGCCAGCCGGAGAGCTGGTTGTTTCCTCCGGTGTCCTTTCGGCCTTCTTCGAGGAGAACTTTCTTGGCTTGAACTGAGACTTCTGTGGTGATCCAGCGAAGGCCGCGTCCGTCGACGAGATAACGGTATCTGTCAAGTTTTCGGTTGAGTTCGACAGCTCCGGTTAGTTTCGTGCTGACGGACATTTGCCTATGGTACGCATTTAGGCGTCGGCCTCGTTGACGAGTCTCACCATTTCGGTTATGAACGCCGATGGTGTCTCAAGAAGTTCGCGTGGTGAGATACCTGTGCGGATCGCCAGCGCCGAGATCGTGGTGATCAGGTCGTCTGCGCTTTTGGGCTGGTGAATTTGACCTCGCGCACCTCGTCGACCCATTGGTGAATCGGTTTCGGGTTCAGGCCAGCAGTCTTTGCTGCTTCCCAGGCCAGATCGAGCATTTCGTCAAGGCGGCCGCGTTCGGCTGCTTCGCTCATCGTGGTGTTCGGGTGAGACTGCTGCCAGCGGTACGCGACTCCCCAGGTAACGTCCAGCAGATGTTTCGTTCCGTCGACGAGCTCGAGGTCGACTTGTAGACCGATCATGTTCCCTCTTTCTGTTAGTTAGGTCAGTTGGTTCCCCAGGTGACCGCGCCGGAGATCTGGAGCGTCACGGAGAACTTGACGACGTCGGCGACAGCGGAGGTCAGAGCGTAGGACACGATCCAACACTCGCCCGACACCTTCGGAAGGCCTGCTGTCGTGCCGGCCGGGGAATACTCGAACGTCGAGCTGCTGGACTGGCCGAGAAGCCCGGTGAAATGGGTGTTCGGGGTTGCGTCGTAGTTGCCGGAGAGGGTGATCGTGTCGCCGTTCCGGAGGCCGGGTGTGAATTCGACCGATGCATCGCCGAGCGTCGTGGTGTCGATCATGGCGGTTGTGTTGTTGATTCCCGAAATGTCGGTGATGTAGCTCGAGAGATCCTGCAGGGCTCCTGCGGCGTTGTCGAGCTTGAAAACCGATGAGCGACCGAGAACGGGCATTGTGACTCCTTAGAACCTTGAGACTGCTACAAGTGTTGTGAACGATGGGTTCGTGCCTGAGATGGTAAACGAAGCCCGGACGTATCGGTTGACTGTTCCGGACACTTGAAGAGTCTGTGATCCGACTGCTGTGGCGGCCGAGAAGCTGCCAAGGGTCGTCCAGGTCGAGTTATTGGTCGAGTGTTGGACGATTGCGGTCATGCTCGGCGTGGTTCCGGATACGTCTGTGATGTGGAGATGGCAGACTGCGCCGTTGCTGGTTCCTGCGCCGTTGTCCCGGCTTGCGCCGTTCCCTGTGGCCGTTTGAGCGGCGAGCGCGGTTAGGCATACGCCAGGCCCGGCTGGGGCCGCAGCGCCCAAATTAAGGGTGAATGGGACGAGATCCGCGACGGTCGAGGAAACCTGATAGTCGAGGGTCAGGGCTGGAAGTAGCCAGGCCGGGTTTCCGGCTGCGAAGCCAGCTGGCGAGATCGTTGCGGCGACAGCGGTGGACGATCCGAGCCGACTGGTGATGTCGTCGAGCAGGGTTCCTGCGCCGCTGGTTGAGTCGAACAGGCCGGACAGGCTGAACTGGTTTGTCCGGAGGCCGGGGAGAAAGGTCAGCGAGCTGTCGGCGAGGGTCGTGGCGTCGAGCATGGCGACGGAGACGTTCGGGGCGGCTGATTTCAGATAGGCGGCCAGCGCGAAATTGTCGTACAGGACCGTCGTGTTGTTTGCGTTTACCGGCATTAGACGTAGACCTCGACCTCGAATTCGGCGCCCAGATAGACCGTTTCGCCGCTCTGAACCATACCCAGATTACTACAACGGGTGACGATGCTCGTCGAGACGACGCCACCAAGCGTCGGATCGGATTCGACAAGGCTTTTTATGCTTCCGTCGCCGTAAATGAAGACGTCGAGCCGATCGAGCGCCTGGAGAGTCTCGAAGCGTTGGACGCAGACGAGGACTGTGAACCTGAATAGGTTCAGGCCGGTTCCCATCGTTTGGTAATACTCGACGACTGGATTTCCGGACAGGATCTGCGCCGAAGGCGTGATGATGTTGTCCTGCGGCTCGGTGTAGACGATCGACAGGTTGGCCGAGTTGTCGAGGACGGATTCGAGAGCGTCCTTAATCGTTGCGTATGTGGTCGGCATCAGCCGACTCCGAAGAGTCGAAGCCCGGCCAGCATGGCAGCGACGTCCGGATCGTTTCGCGAGATGCGGACCGGGCCGAGCTCGGACACGACGCCTGCTTGGAAGCCGAGCGGTGATGCTTTGCGCTGATAGAGCCGGGACGCGAGCAGCAGGGCGGCCTGCTTGACGGTGCTGGGGACTGCGGCGGCGTAACCGAAGGTTCCGGTGATCTGGACGGTCGGGCGGCCGTAGTACGAGAGCGGCCAGCCTCCGTTTACGTTCTTAATCAGCCGGTAGGGGGCCGTATTACCGTAAACGATGTAATCCGTGTTTGCGGTCAGGGTCGTTTCGTAGATCCCATCATCGTCGTCGTCGGTTTTCAGCGTGATCGTGGTCGAGGCCAGATCATCGCAATAGACCAGGAACGCGGACGTCGGCTGATAGGCGCGAACGGTGTTAGCTGTGGCCTCGAAGGTTCGGCCGCAGTATTGGTCGATCGAGGCGTCGGCGGCGAGGATCGCGGCGTCGATCGCCGAATCTTCGGTCGTGACTGCAGTTGGGATACCGAGGCTGGCCTTGACGAGAGCTCTCGTGGTGTAGGCCATGTTCAGGCTCCCTTTCTGCGACCTTTGCGCTCCTTGACCTCTTCGACTACTTCCTCAGCGGCCTCGACGATCTTCGCCTGAGCGGAGGCCGGGAGCTGCTGGATCTTTCCGATGAGGACCGGATCTGCGCCTGCCTGAATGAGAGCTGCGATTTGCTTTTCTGTCGTCATAGCGGATCTCCGGTCCCAGCCGGACCTCGAAGAGGGGACGAGGTCCGGCCAGGCCTTAGGGGGATCAGAGTGTCGCTGAGAGCAGCGTTCCCTGGATCTTGCAGATGCCGGCCGGGTAACGACCAGCGGTGAACGCCGAGTAGCCGAAGACGACCATGCGGACGGTCAGAGTGCCTGAACCGACCGAGTCGTAGCGGACCATCAGCGGCTGTCCTGCACCTTCCCACAAGAGCAAGTCTTCGCGACAGGCGACGATGATGTTGTCTTCGTTCGTGCCAGCGCCCAGGTTGGTCGGGATTCCAGCGTCGACGACGACCGGGATTCCGGCGATCGTGCCGGCCGCCTGGCCGTATGCGCCGGGGTTGCCGAGCGCGACGACGTTCGTGGCGGTCGATCCCTCGACGCCGGCCAACGGACGGTTGCTCGAGTCGAGCGAGCCCGAAATGTAGGCCCACCGGCGCGGGTGCATGATGATCACGTCGGGCGACTTGAATCGGGCGGCGGTGACCGTTCCGATGGCCTTGACGATCTGCTGGAACGTCTCGTAGCCGGTCGGGCTGGCGTCGTCGACGTCGACATCGCCGATTCCGGTCGTCTGGAGAATTCCCAGGTGCGTTCCGGAGGTTCCAGCACCGTTGATCACGGCCGAGTTGAGCGCCGTGTTGTACGCCGAGACGAGGTCGGCGGCGAGCAGCTGCTCCACGCCGGTTCCGCGCTCGATCGCCTGACGGCTCACGTCGACCATGCCGGCGTAGGTACGCACGTTCACGGTGAGCAGCGTGTCGTCCGGATCGGCTTCGGTCACTGCGCCGTTGTCGCCGTTCTGGGCGGCGACCGACGAGCCGGTGGTGACGCGCGAGATGTTCACGGTCAGGCCGGCGTCGGGCAGCGGAGCCTGACGGGCGACGTCGCAGGTGTTACGACCGGCGCGAAGGAACGGAGCGGCCAGGCCGGTCAGGTACTGGGGAACGACCAAACCAGCGAAGTTCGACGAGCCCGAGTCGCGCATTTCGACGCGCATCTCGTTCTGGTGACGGGCGAGACGGGCGGCTGCTCCGGCGTCGCTCAGGAACTGGGCGGCGTAGGCGTCCTGAAAGAAGGAGAAGTCCTTCTCATCGGCGCGGTACGTCAGCGGCTCCTGCTTGACTTCGATGCGGTTCACGGCTGCGGACTCCGGCTTCTCGGTGGAGGCGACTTCTGCGCGAAGCTTCGCGGCCTCGAGGTTGGCGATCTGGATTTCGCGCAGGTCTGCGATGCGAGCATCGAGATCCTTCGCACGGGTGGTGAGCTCGCCGATGTTCTTGTCCTCGGCGTCGGTGAGGTCGCGGTGCTCGTCGGCGGCGCGGTTCAGGGTGGCCTCGACCGTCGTGGCGATCTCGGCGCGTTCGTTGATCAACTGATCAAGCAGTTTCACGGGATTTTTCTCCTTGAGATGGGGATTTGTTCCGGTGACTGCTGGTGCACGAGGCGGCGAGCTGGTCGGCCTTCTGTGGATAATAGCGAAAGTTTCTGTGGAGTGTTGCTTCAGATCGAATCTGGGTCGATCACGTTCCGAATGTTGAGCGCCCGGTAGCTCGCTCGAGCTCGGGCGTCGTTGTCGATCGCGGTGTCGACTTGTTCGCGGCGGTTCAACATTTCAGCGGTTGATCGCTTGTGGGTTCGAGGGTCGCCGCCTGGGTTTAGGTAGATCCCTGCTACGTCGAGGTCGATCGCTCGCATGAGCGCTTCGACTGCTGACCGTTGAGAGGTTGGCCGGCCGGACACGATGTATTTGGGTCCGTCGAGTCTTCGGACGAACGCGATGACTCGGGCGCGTGGTTCTCCGGTGTTGGTGACGAGCGTTCCGTCTATGTCGATGATGTTGGGCATTAGTCGCGTGGTGCGAAGACGCGGATTTCTTCGGTTTGGCCTGAAGCGCAGACGCCATAGAGCGCCATGCCGGGCATCAGCATCATCTGGACTGGGGCGGCGTGTTTCGCTACGGGGAATCCGTTCGTCGAGCTGACGGTCGCGGAGTCGCCGAGGTAGACCGTGTTATTTCCGATGATCTGAATGAAAAAGGGCCGGGTTTCGTTTTCGGCGACCAGGATCACGGCCGGCGTCGTGTTAATCGTCTGTGCGAAATTTGATGCCATTAGATGATCAGGCCTCTCCATTTAGCGAGCCGGGGCGCGGTTTCGGGGTCGTCAGGGTCGTAGGAACGGACGCTGACCAATTGCGCTTCGGCGTAGGCCGGGTTCCGAACGAAACCGACGTGGTCGAGTTTGACTTCTTGCCGGGTGATCAGGGGTTTTCCGTTCATTTCGGCGGTCTGGTTACGGACCGGAATGAAACCGACCGAGAAGCCGGTCACCATTCCGTCCATAGCCAGCTGTCGGGCTTCTTCGCCGCGTGCCGTGCGAGCGAGCAGGAAGTCTCCAACCAGACCGTCGCTGGTTTTCTGCCAGTTTGTCGCCATGCCGATCGGAAGCCGGTCCGTTGCGTGTTGCTCGAGCAGGGGGATCTTGTTTCCGCGTTCCTTGATCGACTTGTCGAACGCGGTTGGGGCGAAGCGTTCCATGTAGCGGCCGGCGTCGTACAGCGCTCCGAATGGGGCGACAATTCCGACGAGATGGTGTCCGTCTTCGCCTTCGCGAACCTCGAAATGGGCGAATTCGACGGTACGGATCTCAAAGCTGGACATCGGTTACCTCCGAGGTCATGTCGTCTTCGGTATCGGTTTCGGTGTCGGATTCGAGCGCGAAGTCTTCGAGGTCGCGGACTTCGGCCGGCGTCAGGAAGCCGGATCGGATCGCGATTTCGTAGCCCTGGTATCGAGTGATCGTGTCGGCTCGCAAGAGTGCGTCCATTGTGAATCGAGCCTCCTGGCCTCGCGGTAGGAGCGTCGACAGGCTGGCCTCGAGCCGGGAGATCCAGGGCCGGAGTGTGTATCGGGCGAAATGGATCGAGTCCTGGTTGACGTTTGAGTAGGTCATCGAGTTCGGGGCGGCGACTCCGGCAAGGAACGCTGGGACGCCGAAGATGGTGCAGATCTGCTGCGCGGAGTATTGCCGGGCTTCGATGAGCTCGAGGTCTTTCGGGTTGAAGCTGAGAGGCTTGTACTTGAGGCCTCCGGCGAGGATCGCTGGTGTCCGGTTCCGGCCGCCGTTTGCGGCGATGAACTGGTTCTTCACCTGTTCAGCTTCTGCTTTGCTCATTTCGACGTCGGCTTCGAGGACGCCAACTGGTAGGCCGCCTGCGTTGTAAACCTCCGAAGCGCAGTCTTCTCCGGCGATCGAGATGCCGAGTGTGCGGCGATGGTGCTCGAGGACGCTCATGCCCATCGGGGAGCCGGGGTTCTGAAGGCCTCGGAAATGGAGAATGTCTTCGCTGGTGTAGTTCTGGCCGCCAACGTGATACATGATCAGGACACCATCGGCGCGGACGCTGACCGCGTCGGTCGCCAGGAGGACTGCTTGCCGGGGATAGCCGAGAGCGTCACGATCGCCGAGCAGCCAGAAAGCGTTGCCGTGAATGAGCATTGAGAGCAGAGTCGAGCTGATCATTTCGTGCCGGGTCATGGTGCGGTCCGGCTGAGCGAGGATCGCCGGGGTCGGCTCGATCTCGGTGTTGTGACGGTAGGCCTTTAGGGGAAGGCTGGCGACGGTGTCGGCGATCAGTTGGACGCAGCGGTACAGCGCCGGGATTCCGAGGCTGGTGAGCGTGTTGACTGTGACTGGTCCCTGGAGAGGGTTGTAGAAGCCATACGACGGATAGACGAACGGAATGTCGCGTTCGCGTTGCTCCGGCTTCTTACGCGAGAAGATGCCCATGATGTTTTTAGAGTACCATCGGCCGGCTCTTTGGTGCTTCTGGCCGATGTTTCGCCGCATGGTAGGCGAGCGTCATTGCGTGTAGCGGCGTGAGATCTGCGGCCGGGTCGGCGCGTGACCACAGCCAGCTCGAGCCGATCGGCTTCTTTCGGGCGGCCGCGCAGCTCTCGTTGATCTTTTCGTTCGCTCGGATCTGGACTGTGCCAGCCAGAAGCGCGTCATAGAGAGCGTTCGCGGCGTAGCAGCAGTCTCGCGTGGTGTACCGAAGCACCGGAATCTTGAGGCGTTCGAGGTCGTCGGCCAGCAGGCCGGCTGGTCCGTATCCGTCGAGGACGACGCGGCCGCCGTGCCGTTGGACGAGTTGGGCGAGCCGGTCCGGTAGCCAGGCGGTCCCTGGCCGGTTGTCGACGAGTTCGATGCGGCCGTGTTCGTCGGCGCAGACGATCGAGGCGATCGCTCGGTCGAGGCTGATGTCGGCGGCGAAGACGAGTTGTCCATCTGGCGCGGTCGGGTGAGTGCAGGCGTCGAGCAGGGTTTGGGGGATTACTCGTTCGTCGGTCTTTGTCCATTGGTTCAGCCAGGAACGCCGGAAGTCGTTTTCGGACATGGTGAGTCGGGCCTGTCGGACGACTTCTTCGCTGATCGTGTAACCAAGCGCTGGGATCGCGGCGTACCAGGTCGCCGGGTCGTCAATGTCGGCGTCTTCGGGCGCGTCCCAGGAGAAGTAGCACACGTCGCGATCGAGGTCGTCTTCGAGGGCTTGGCGGCCGAGGACGATCTTTCGCCGGAGGTAGACGGATTCTTCGGTTCCGGCTGTTGAGACGATCCAGAGCTGCGCGGATTCTTTGGTCGCCATCGCTGGGATCATGGCCTGCTCGCGTCGGTCGTCGGAATCGGCGAACGCTTCGTCGATGACTGCTGCTCCGTCGATCGTTCGGCCGTGTCCGGCGATCAGGCTGTTTGCCATCACCTCGAGGCGGCTGCCGTTCCGGAAAAGGATCGCTTCCTGGCCGGCCGCCCGATAGACGCGGTCGACGGTCGGCGCGAGCTTGGACCGTTCGATCAGAGGAGCCCAGTCGTCGACCACTTTTCGTTTCGCGTCAAAGCCGGTCTGGGCGGTGTAAACCGATCGTTTCCGGTTGTCGGTCATGGCCGCCAGCAGGACCGAGAGCAGCAGAGATGATTTACCGCATTGACGCGGTACGCCGAGAATGACGGTTCGGTAGGCCGGCCGGCCGCCGATCTGCTCGGTAGCGACGCGCAGGACTTGTTCTTGCCAGGGCATGGCTGGCGTTCCGAGCGCTCGCATGATCGCGAGAGCGGTGTCGGCTTTGTTTGGTCGGCCTCGGTCAGGGGTTGCCAGGCGCGGAGCGCAGCTCTTCGAGTAAAGCGTCGAAGGCGTCATTCTGCTCCTTTCCAATGCTGCGAAGACGATCGAGGTAGTTTCCGTATTCCTTGATCGCGGCCGGGCTCGGATCCGTGTCGACCAGAGCGGCCGCCGATCGTGCGGCGTTGATCAGTCCGACCTCAAGGCCAGTAAGCAGGCCGGCTGCGACCAGATGAGCGATGACGTGCTCGATCGCGACCTGGTTCGGCTGCGGCGTAAACGCCTGATTTCTCTTTGATCCATTCTCATTTTGAGCCATTTGGCTTAGTTCTCCTCGAAACGAACGAATCTGCACGAACTGTGGATAACTCGCAAAACGTGCCTCTGACCTGGTGTTATGACCGAGAGAGAATCCACA